CTTTTGGTTTTTTACCAGTGCCGACTTTAGGATCTTTTCTTTTTTTTGCCATTCTTTACCAACTTTGACAAAATTTTTGATTGTTTAGCATGAGCATTAGACGCTTTTTTTAACATTTTTGCTACTTTTTTTACTTTTTGTTTTCCGTTTTTTGTCAACACCTTTTATGACTCCCTTGTTTTTACTAGCATAAAATACTTCTTCTGCCTTTTTGCCATACTGCTTTTTCATGGCTTTCATAATCTTTTTGCCTTTACTTGTCAGTGGCATAGATTGTCCTTTCTATTGGCATAACACACATTGGACATTTATAGGTTATAAATTTTGTAATACCAGCAAACGGAATAGGCTCTTCACTAATAGTTTTAGTATAAGCAATTTTATGTATAAAACATATTTCATCGTCCTTGGGCACGTCTAACCTCCTTAACGTGAAGCTTATAGTAATAATTACCTATCTTATTAAAGAATTTAAAAAGTGACAAGTAAAACCACATCATTTAGTTAAACCCTTTTGCTTCTCGTAGGTTCTGAGCGTTCCGATTCCTAGCATGCCACCGAGAACAGTTAAAAGTGTACCCATATCGAAATCAGGCAAATCTGGTAGTTCTAAACCAGCAAAACTTGCACCAAATATAATTAGATCTTTTACGATAAAGTGATAGGCAAAAGCAATCGCACAGACCCACCCAACTGCTGGTCTCCAGCCACCCTTAAATATAGAGCCACTTGCTGCCTCTGCTTTGTTAATCTCTAACTGAGCAAGTAGAGCCTCCTGAGCATGTTTTTCAGACATAGTGGCTATCTCGTGAGCGAGCTTCGCCTTCTGATCTGCATCAGGTATAAACTTATCCAGTAGACCTGTTACTGGACCTATCAGTGCTTGTAA